GTTAACTTTGCACCCGGAATAAACAAACAACTCACAGCCACAGCTGCAGAAGGCCAGTGGATAGACTGTGATAATGTTCGTTTTAGGTATTTATTTCCTGAAAAGATAGGTGGTTGGAAGCAATTAGGAGCTGATAATATTACAGGAGCCGTTAGAGCACTACATCAATTTACTAATAGTGCAGGTCGAAAGTATTCTATTATAGGATCAAACAGAATTTTATATGCATATTCAGGCGGTGTCTTCTATGACATACACCCAATTAAATCTACGACAACCCTTACTAATGCATTTAGCACGACTAACGGATCAACGACCGTTACAATAAATTTTTCTACAGATCACGGTATTCAAGCAGGTGATATTGTATTACTAGATAACTTCTCAACTGCAACTAATTCTGATTATGCTGCAGCAAACTTTGATGACATAAGATTTATGGTAACCACAGTGCCATCATCAAACACAATTACAATCACCATGCCATCTAATGAATCAGGATCTGGTGCGTCTGAATCAGGTGGTATTAGAGTTAGACATTATTATAGAGTTGGACCCGATGTACAGTCTCAAGGTTTTGGTTGGTCACTTGGATCTTGGGGCGGACAAGAAGTTGGAGCTTTTACAACTGTTCTATCAGGAGACATAGATGCGTCTACAACAAGTATAACATTAAATGATGCATCACAGTTTCCGTCATCTGGAACAAACTTTATACAGATAGGAACAGAAGAAATATCTTACACGGGTATATCTACAAACACATTAACTGGTGTAACGAGAGGTGTGAGAAACACAACTGCAGCAACACACTCATCTGGCGCTACAGTTACAGATACATCTAACTTCGTAGCTTGGGGTGAGGCAGCATCAGGAGACTTAGTTGTTGATCCTGGTATGTGGTCTATTGATAACTTTGGTGACAAAGCTATTTGCTTAATTGTTGATGGTGAAGTATTTGAGTGGAACTCTGCAGCAACAGATGCAACAAACTCCAGAGCAACTATCATCACTAACGCTCCAACTGCATCAAGACATATGCTTGTATCTACACCGGACAGACACTTAGTATTCTTTGGAACAGAAACCACGATTGGTGATAAGTCAACTCAAGATGATATGTTTATTAGATTTTCGGACCAAGAGGATATTAATACTTATACACCCACAGCAACCAATACAGCTGGCACACAGAGACTGGCCGACGGATCACGGATCGTTGGAGCCATTAGAGGTAGAGATGCAATCTATGTATACACAGATACAGCTTTATTCTTACAAAGATTTGTTGGTCAACCATTTACATTTGCCTTTGTACAAACAGGCACAAACTGTGGACTTGTAGGTAAAAACGCAGCAGTAGAGGTAGACGGTGCTGCATACTGGATGTCAGAAAACGGTTTCTTTAGATATGCTGGTGCTCTTGAAACATTACCATGTTTAGTAGAGGACTTTGTATACGATGATGTTAATTTAGACTCTGGTAATCAAATGATTTTTGCAGGACTTAATAATTTATTTGGTGAGATTATGTGGTTCTATCCAACATCAAACTCTGCTGTAGTTAATAAAATGGTTTGTTATAACTACCAAGACTCATCACCACAAAGACCAATATGGACAGTGGGTACACTAGCTAGAACAGCTTGGGCAGACTCTGCTGTATTTGGTAAACCACACGCTATGGAATATGATGCAGATGGTGTAGAAGCAGCCACTTCATCTACATATGTGCAAGGGAACACGGATGGCATTACAACATACTATCAACACGAGACAGGCACAGATCAGGTTAAAGGTGGATCAGTTACAGCCATCACAGCAAACATACTATCTGGTGATTTTGATATCACACAAAGAATGCAAAGAGGCGCAACCACAGGTTCTGCGGATATTAGAGGTGATGGTGAATTTTTAATGAAGATAAGAAGATTTGTACCTGACTTTATATCTCAAACAGGAAACACAAGAGTGACTTTAAATTTAAAAAATTATTCTAACGATACAGCTGCAAGCTCATCCCTTGGACCTTTTGATGTTAGTTCGTCTACAACAAAAGTAGATACAAGAGCCAGAGCTAGAGCTATTGCGTTAAAGATAGAAAACACAAGCACATCACAAGACTGGAAGCTAGGCACATTTAGATTAGATATACAACCGGATGGTAGAAGATAATGAGTATACTTTTAGATTTAGCAAAAAATTTAGCCATTCAAAGAGGAATAGGTTCTCTTCAAAAGCGTATTGATAATTATTTTGGAGGAGATGACGATAGAACAGATGATTTTGTATCCCAACAAAAACCAGGTGGTTTAGGTTCTATAATTGGTAGAGCTTTGGCTCTTGCTTTTTTAGGACCAATAGCAGGACCATTAGCTTTTTCTGCTGGTAGAGGTTTATTAAATAAAAGAAATAGAATGAATTTAACAGATGATTTAGTAGACGACAGAGGTGGCGTAACTGCAACAGGTATGCAGTTTGCAGATGTTCAAGATACTTTAGGAAGCACAGACTCCGGAACTAATATTGATTATAACACTGGAAATATTACTGATGCAGCAACAGGTGCTAACATAGGAAATGTTTACGATGAAGTTGCTTTAACGGGGGGTAGTGATGATTCTGGTTCAAACGGTGGGGGCGGAGGTAATATGAGTGCATCAGACTTTTCTGATGACACTGCAGGCACACCTTTTAGATACGGAGGACTAGCAAGTTTATATAGATAATGGCAAAGATAGTACAAGTATTAACAAGACCAAGTGAGACCTACAAACAATCTGTGGCCGATGCACAGGTTAGGGATCTCGATGGTGTTATACAAAAATTAAACACAACATACCAACAAGAACTAAAGGATGAAGTAGAGGCACAAAACTTCTTTTTAAATTAATGGCAAACAGTTTTATAAATAAAAAAGCAGATCTAACGACTACAAATCTAACAACACTATATACAGTGCCGTCGTTTAAAACTGCTGTGGTTAAATCGATTTTAGTATCTGAAGATGCAGGATCAGGAGCTAGTATAACAGTGACTTTGGTGGACGCATCGTCTAATATATTTAGCTTATTTAAGAGCAAATCTATATCTTCAAATACTACAACAGAACTATTATCACAGCCCCTTGTTATGGAGGCCAGTGAGATTCTGAAAGTCCAAGCCAGTGATGCAAATGAGCTGCATGTGGTGGCTTCAATATTAGAAATAGAACCAAGAGAGGTAACAACATAATGCAAACAATAAAGCCAGAGAAGATAATAACTAAGATATCTAACTTGAAAACAGGAGAAAAATACAGTACAGAAGAAGAATGGAAAGCAAAAGGGGTGCCTGAATCCGACATCAGACGAGATGTTGAGGTCATAATGCCTTCGCTTGATTTGTTCTCAAAAACCAAGTAATGTAGGATTACCATGAGTATACTTCGAAAACTTAAAAATAAAATAGTCGACGATCTTATCCCAAATGAGCTGAAAAGCCCTGCAGGAGCTATTGCAACAGCTTTAGCTGTCGATCAGTTTGGTATACCAGGCACAAGCATAGGTGGTAAAAAAGTAGTTACTGGACCAATTAGCAGAGGAATACAATCTATATTTAGTGGTCGCCAACCAGATGTGTCGCAAGAAATGTCAGAGGTTTCATTACCTATTCCAAAACCAACTACTCAATCAAAAGAAGATAAAAGTCTTTTATCTAGAATAGGTAGTGGTATTACTTCTGTAGGTAGTTTCTTACTTAAAAATCCTGAGTTAGCTTCTATAGGTGCTGGATTAGTGGCTGGTGCTTTTTCAAGAAAAGAAGATGATCCACTATACACAGGTCAAAGCGTAGGTTTAAATTTAAGAGACATTAGAAAACTAGCAAACATATCTGACCCAAGAACAGGTGCAGCTATTGGATTAAACTTTTTACCAGAAACAAGATTTAGACAATTTTCACCAGAGCAAATGGCTGAAACATTTGCAGCTACAGCTCCAAGAGATTTTACAGAAGATAGAACACCAGCTCAAGAAGGTGGTATCATGGGTGATCAAAAAGACTTTGAACAATTTTTACAAGACATGAAAGAAAGAGACATGGGTCGTATGCAAGATCAAATATTAAGAGACTTTGAAAACTACATGAAAAGAAAAAAAATGATAGAACAAATGCCAGAAGCTAAAGACGGTGGTATTATGAGAATGGCTAATGGTGGCATGATGGATATGGGTGGTATGGAAATGGATTTAAGAGGCGGTGGTTTTGTGCCAATGGGTGCAAAAGAAAAAGCCGACGATGTACCAGCTAGATTATCTAAAAACGAATTTGTATTTACTGCGGATGCAGTAAGAGCAGCGGGCGGTGGAAGCATCGACAAAGGCGCTGATAAAATGTACGCAACAATGAAAGCATTGGAGAACAAGGTAGCATAATGGCAGTAACAACTAATATAACAGCACCACCACAGTTTATACAAGATCTTGCACAAGATTACGGTACACAATTAGTAGGATTAACATCTGTACCTATAGATACATCTAAGTTTGCACCACAAGTTGCAGCACAAGATCCTTTACAAACACAAGCAGTATCTTTAGCACAACAAGGTATAGGATCTTATCAACCGTTTTTACAACAAGCACAAACTACATTAGCAGGTGCACAAGGTTTATTAGGATCTGGTGCAGGAACAGGAGCAGGAACTATTTCAGATTTTATGTCTCCATTCCAATCACAAGTTATTGACACAACACTTGCAGATTTTGATAGACAAAGACAAATAGAAGAACAAGGTTTAAGAGATCAACAAGCAAAATTAGGTGTTCTTGGTGCAGGTAGAGCAGGAGTGCAACTGTCAGAGTTTGGTAGTGAAGCTGCTAGACAAAGAGCTAGACTGCAAGCTGAATTATTACAAGCAGGTTTTGAAAGTGCTGTAGATAGAAGACAACAAGATTTTGCAAATAGATTCGGTATATTTGGTGCTCAAACAGGATTAGCTGACCAACTGCCTGGATTACAAAGAGCCGATGTAAGTACTTTAGGATCAGTGGGCGCTGTCCAACAAGCACAAGCACAGGCTGTTCTTGATGCACAGAGACAAGCTAATCAATTAGCTGCCTTTGAACCACAAGAAAGATTAGATACTCTTGGTAGAGGTATTACACAATTAATATCTGGATATCCTGCAGCAGGATCTAGATTTACACAAACTCCTAACTTATCTCCATTAGAGACAGCTCTTGGATTTGGTTTAGGTGTATCAGATATATTTGCAAGAATTAGAGGTAATAAACAATAATGAGTAGAATATTAAAAAGACCGATGTTTAGAATGGGTGGTAGTACCGAGAATATGGGTATTATGGATGGTATGAGAACTCGTTATGAAAATGGTGGTAGTGCGAAAGAAGCTTTATCAGAGTTAGATAGAATAGCTCCATTACCAAAACCTAGAGTCACAGAACTTTTACAAAATATTGGTTTAAATATTTTATCGAATCCATCACAAGGAAACATATTTAGAACAGCTGCAGTTGCTGCTAGAGATCCATTACAACAAGCTTCAGCAAGAGACTTTCAATCAGCTTTATTAAGACGACAAACAGTTGGAGACATATTAGGTCAACGAAGAGAACAAAGAGACAAAGAAAGATTATTACAAATGAAAATAGATGCTGATAGAGAATTAGCTGGTATTCAAGGTAAAGATAAACAAGCAGAGTTAGAGTTTCCAAATGTAACCATACCTTCTGTTAGAAATAATTTACAAGGCATTATAGATGCTTCACCTATAATAGAGTCTGGTCTTCAAATAATACAAGCACCCGCAAAACAACAAATTAAACAAATACAATCTCTAAACCCTAAATCAGGCGACTATTTCGCAATAGCTGATAGCTTCGGTAATGTGGAAAAATATGTCCAAGTTCAACTTGATGAGAAGAATAGAGTTAGATTAATAGAGGTAGATGCTAGTGGTAACACTCTTGATGACGAGGATGCAGAGCCAATTATGGGTGATACAGGTAAAACTTACAGAGAAAAGATTGCAAAAGATTTAGAAAAAAGAAGAGAACAGTCAGCAAAAGACTTAGAAGAATCTATAGGCGTAGAAGATAGAGATATACTTCAACCGTAGGAGGACAAATGGTCAAATACTATGATCCCCTTCAAGGTGCAGAAAACAATAACTCAGCCAACTTCTTTCTAGCAGGAGTTGCAGGTATAGCATCAGGTATCATTAAAGTTCCAGAAGGTGTATTTTCACTAGCAGCAGAATTAATAGATTTAGGCGCTGACACAGATACAGCGGCTGATGTAGAACAATTCTTTGATAAACTTAACCCTTTTGAAGAATATGCCCAAAGGAGCGCCGTAGGTAAGCTTACAGAGGCGTTTACGCAGATAGGTATACCAGGGGGCGTAGGTTTTAAATTAGGGCAAAAATTAGCTGATAAGGCCTTAAAAACTAAAAGAGCAGGTAATTCACTTAATTTTAGAAACCCTAACTTACAGAAAGCTGTAAAGAAAGTTAATGACTTAAACAAACGAGCTGGTTTCAAAAGATTTGCAGCAGGTGTAGCAGGCGGTGCTACAGGTGAAGTGTTTGTAGCTGATATAGAAAACATAGGTACATTTGGAGATATTTTTGGTGGACCAACAAAATTAGATAAAGATACAGAGAGCACGGACCGTGGAGAAGCATTAAGAAAGTTAATGAATAGATTTAGATTCTCTGCAGAGGGAGTGTTAGTTACACCTTTTGTCTATGGTGTAGGTAAAGGTGCAAAAGAATTAGCAAAGAGAGGAAAGGATTTAGCTTACAGTGACAGTAGATTTTTAAGATTAGTTGATAAAGTAGGTAGTGGTCTTAGAGCTAGAGGTGCAAAACCACAACAAGTATTTGAAGCTAAAATGCAACAGATGGGTAGAAGAGCTGTTGATGCAAAAAGAGCAGAAGAATTAAATAATTATATTACTAATCAAATAGACTCTATGTTTCCTACATCTCAAAGAATATTTGATAAGTCTGCACAAAAACAAAAAGATCAGTTTTTAGCAGACCTAGACGAAGCTTTGTTTAAGGGTAATTTAAGAAACAAAATAGATCCTAATGCTTGGGCTAAAGTTTCTAAAACTATGGCTGATAAAAAAGTTAAAAAAGAAGATGTAAATAAAATGTATAATGCAATTACAAACTCTAGAGGAGCCTTTGTTCAACTATTAGATTACATTAGAAAAGGTAGCTCTCCAGATGCGGTAACAACAAATGTGAAAGAATTAGAAGATATTATGGGTGATAGAGTGAAACAATATATTGGTAATACATATAGAATATTTGAAGAAAAATCTATTTTACCTTTTGCAAACTATGAACCCACTGATGAAGCTATGGAAAGAGCTGCTAGTGTTTTTAAAAGATACTCTAGGTTTACACAACGAAACCAAAAAACTGTAAAAGAAATCACGGATCAAGAAGCAAAAGCAATGGTAAGATCTGTGTTAGATAGCGTTCCAAGAACAAGACCAAAAGGTGAGTTACCTGCTTTTCAATATGTCAACCTTACTGCAGGAGCTGACACACCAGAGGTTGCTAAAACTTTTGCAAGAACAGTAAGTAAAGGTAAATATTTTAGAGATAGAGGTGATAAAACACCAACTGTTATTGGAGCAGGTAGTAAAGTATTTAGAGAATTATTTGGTGAGATAAAAGACCCTAGATACTCCATCTTCAATGCCATGACTAAATTATCGTCTATAGCTAGAAAAAATCAATTCTTTGGAGATTTAGTTAGAGCCAATAACGCAATACCCAAAGATCAAAGAAAATTTTTTTACAGTAATAAACCAGATGCAATCAAAGGTTTACCAAACCAAGAGATAGTTTTATTAGATGACTACCTAGACCCAGCTATGAAAGGCGGTAATGTAGTTAATCCTCTCAAAGGTTATTTTACTTCAAAGGATATAGCAGAGGGTATTGGTAATTCTAACAATGTCAGTGCATTTTTTAGAGGTGAAAGAAAAGGTGCAACACTACCAGAAAAATTTATTACTTACGGATATAGAAATTTAATTTTATTACCAAAAGGTTTATCACAAATAGCAAAAACAGTTTTATCTATACCTACACACTTGCGTAATGTGTTTAGCGCTGGTGCGTTTGCTGGTGCAAACGGAACATTATTTGAAAACCCTGCATTAATTAAAGAGGCTTTTGAAGAATCTTTCGGTGCTTTACAGGTGGGTGCAAGAAGTGAAGCAGCCAACGAAGCATACAGAGAATTATTAGAACTTGGTGTTGTAAACTCACAAGTGCAAATAGGAGACCTTATAAATCTTTTAAGAGATGTTAAGTTTGGCGAAGGTATGTTAGCCACAGATAATTATTTAAGACCTATGTTAAGTAAATTAAAAAAAGGTCAAAGATTTTTTCAAGATTTATATGTAGCAGAGGATGATTTATTTAAGATATATAATTTTGCTATTGAAAGAAATCGTTTAGATAAAGCATATAGTAGAGCTAATATCTCTAAAACACCAAGACAATTAAAAGAAGAAGCAGCTGATATTGTAAGAAACACGGTGCCAAACTACGCTTATGTATCTGATTTTGTGAGAGCTCTTCGTGTATTACCGTTTGGTAACTTCATGTCGTTTCCGTCAGAAATATTAAGGACATCTACAAATATCGTAGAGCGTGCATTAAAAGAAATTAAAGATCCTTTAACAGGTAAAATTAATCCTTTTACTAGTACAAACCCATTAAAAGGTATTGGTATAAAAAGACTTACAGGTATGGCCACTACAACTTTAGTTGTGCCTACAGCGGTGGCAGAGGGAGCTAGAGCTTTATACGATATTACAGAAGATGAACTAAAAGCTATGAAAAGATTTTTACCAGAGTGGTCACAAAACTCTACAATTGTGCCTATTAGAAAAGACAACGGTGATTTAATGTATGTAGATTTTAGTCATGGTAATGCCTACGACACACTAGCTAGACCCTTTGTAACTTTATTAAATAATGTTCAACAAGGCATAGATGATGAGAAAGTATTATTGGATGGTTTTGTTAGAGGAGCTACAGAAGCTTTTGGTGAACTATCTGATCCATTTATATCAGAGTCTATCTTTACAGAAGCATTAAATGATATCTGGTTTAGAGGTGGTAGAACACAAGATGGTAGACAATTGTATACAGATCAAACAGCAGCAGGAGAAAAATTAGGAATATCAATTAGACATCTAGCTGTAGCGCTTGCACCTTCTTACAAACAGTTTGTTAGAATAGGATTAGGTGCAACAGATAGAGTTGGTCCTTTTCTTGGTGTTGGTAAAAGAGGAGAAGAGTATAGAGTATTACCAGAGGTAGCAGGATTTTTTGGTTTTAGAGGTGTGGATATAAAACCATTAGATTCTATGGGTTTTAAAATTACAAACTTTCAAGCTGGTATTCGTAATGCAAGAAGAGAGTTTACAGGTGGTGCTTTTGGTGTGTTATCTGGTGGTAGAAAAACACCGAACGATGTTATTGAGAGATACATTGCAAGTAACAGAGCTAGATTTAATGTACAAAAAGAAATGTACAAGGATGTACAAGCAGCTAAATTACTAGGTGTTGCAAATAATAAATTAAGACAAGAGTTTACAAATAGACAGATATCTCCAAAAACTTATCAATCACTAGATAAAGCTCGTTTCATACCATACTTTCCATCTGAAGATATACAAGCTAGGTTTGCAGAGATAGCTAGAAATATAGGAGAAATAAATCCTTTTCAATCAGCACTGCCTACACTTAATATATTAAGAAACAATTTTAGTTTCTTAAATTTAAACTCTAATTTTAATGATTTTATAGATCCAGCTGACTATTTAATACCAGATGTACCAACAGCTGCACCAAGTATACCACAAACAGGACCAGTTATAACACCACCTAGAACTTCTCAAGTGATACCAGGAAGTGGATTGACAGCAACTGAAACTGCATTATTATCACCCGAAGAACAAATTATAAGAGCAAGGACTCGAAGAACTTAATGGCTATTGAACCTAAAACTACTAGAGAACACATTGTATCCCTGTATGGACACATTAAGGGTGTTAAAAAAGATATTAACCATATGCACAACGGTATTCACAAATTGGGTGGTAAAATAGACAAAATCTATTGGGTTCTTTTAGCTGCGGTGGGGACCGTAGCCA